CAATATTGAAACTAGTGCACTTAACCTTAGTGCCGTAAATAAAAAGGTTAAAATTAATGATTCTTTTAAAGAATTCGAGAAATTGGATATTCCTAATTTTGATGAATTAATTGATGGTTTTGAACGACTTCACTCAGAAGTTCTTACCAACGAAAAAGCATTAAAATGTTTTCCACATTCTCAAAATCCCATTATACCTCAAGCTTTTGAAGTGGACGTTAATCATAATGTCCGAGTTCCATTAGCAGAAGATATAATTAACAAAATGTCAGGATGGTTCAGCAAGAATCGTAAAGAAACACTTGTTGATACCAAACCTGATGTTATTGTTTCACAGACTTCCATTGAAGATTATAGTAAAACCAAATCACCTACGAATAATTTTCAAAACTCCAGTTCCTTTTTTGAAGGAAATTATAGTCCTGCTTTAATTTTCTTCAAGGATATGTTTAGTACTCTCTGGGACAACCCAGAAGCTTGTGCTTTAACTTTGTGTCTTACCTTTGCTTTCAGTTCCTATTATAGTATTAATCGTGAAAGTAAGAGACCAACTCATACTGTAGTGTCCAAAGCACTATTGACTTGTTCACTCATATGGGGCATGGTTGCTGCTAGTTTTGCTTATCACAAATCTACTGATAGCTCAAAATTTATTTCACTCGTAAGCAATCTTAATTTCTTACAAAACAAATCCGAAGTAGTATCTACTGAAGATGATGTTGCAGAACCCCAAGGTTTTGAGGATCATAAAGATTACTTCGTTGAAACTCTTGTTTTGGCTACATCCATGATGGTTGGTAGCACTGCTAAGCAACCAGTGACTGTTTTTTTTAAAGACATCATAAGAGTCAATAGAAATCAAAAAGAAACATTAGGAGAAATTCTACTAAATGCTTCTTCACTTCTATCAACTTTTCTTGAAAAAACTACCAATCTAAGTACTCTCACAGAGTATTTTGAAGTTAGCAAGTTTAAAGATGATAGAGTTAATACTCTGATTGAAAGAGCTAAAGATTTCATATCCAGCGCTAATGCTGGATTGATTTATTATGAAACTTTTAAAGATATTGTTTATCTTGAATTAGTTGCTGATATCAAGAAACTACTCAAAGATCTCGATAATAGATCTTATGATCATAAAGCCCTAACTTCTTGTTTGACAGATTTGGAAAAATTGTC